GTGCCTCCCTCCCTGTTTGGTATTTGACGGCCAAACCAATGGACGGCGGGAACATGGGCTTGCCAGCCGCAAACGCTGATTCACGGGGTGCCAGTCCTTCAACACATACGACAGGGCATGGGTATAGCCGATTCTCCATAGAAGGACTCAATTCATGCTCACTGCCCGATATGCCACCGCCCGATAAGCCATTTGACGGCCCAGTCGTCGCAGGTTCAACCGAGGCTGATCCGTTTCAATGGACTGGGCTGAACACTGCTTTGAATGCACATCAAGAAGACAACCTGCTGATTACAAAAAGTGAGTTTGGGACTCAAATGGACGACGCAGGGCCATTTCAAACGAACTGCATGGTTTCAACGAACGCCAATATCACTGGCGGAACTACAATCAAATTGTTGACACCAGCCACCAAAATATCATCTCAATTCAACGACGGTGATGTTATTTATGCCGCCGATAAAACCGCTTTAGGCACGATTGCCGCTGGCGGAATTGCTGAAACCACCAACACCGGACTCACTGTTGTCGGGCCAAAAAGCGTTGACACGGGCGTGGTCGTTGAACATGCCTTTGGGAATACGCTTAACGGAGAGTTTCCAAGAGGCGGAGGCCGCACATACAATGCGGCTAATTGGGGTGCGTGGTATCACGGAACTGGGTCGTTAAGCACAATCCGCACAGGCGGGGGAACTGCACCTAACGACTATTACGAACCCGGCGATGAAATCACAAACAAGAACGACGATTTAATCGGTTCAGTGCCTACTTGTCGGACTGTTAAACGACAAGCACCGGGCGGTGGCGGGGGAAATGTTGGTTCTGTTATTACCACGGGCGACGGAAACCCTATTTTTTCAACCAATACTTTGGACATCAAACACTTCACTGTTAAAACTTGTGATCCGAACTTGATTTATCATGTCGGTGAAAAATTGTATTCACAGTCCACCTATTACAAGACAGGGGTGGAAACAGAACCCATACCTTCTCAAGATGTCGGCACACCAGCGGCGGAAATGATTTTGACGGCTCCGGGTTCGCCAAACGCACCGACGGATAACGGCGTTGACGCACAGCGAATCAAACCACACGACAGGCTATACCGGAAGTTCAACAATAGTATGGTTTTTGTTGGAATAGTCAAAATGGTTGAGGGTGGGGCAATTGTGCTAAAGGAACCCAGCGTTTCAGTGTTAAACTCCAACGAGCCACTGTATGTCCACGCTTACATTGGGACGATTAAGAGCATTCAGCAAACCCAGCACAGGACAAGCCTTTACGGGTTCGTGCAAGGAACGGTGCAAGCCAATTCAACAACCACATTAACATTCTCCACCAATAACACGACTGTATTTCAGTCAAGGGTTTTGCCGGGTGCTATATTGGAGAGGCAAGACGGTGCGCTTGTTGGAACAGTGAGTTCGGTCGGGGAGCGAGAACTCACACTCGGAGCGAACAATGTCGCTTCACTGGCTGTCAACACTACTCTCAATGTCCGAGCAAACACGGAATGGGCAATTGAATTAGAGGACAAATTGCACTACGGCAGTGCGGGGCACACCTTCTTCAATGACGATACAGACACAGAAACACAAAATCAATTGCGGCTATCAAACAACGGTCTTTTGAGAGCCGAGTCAGTCAGTGATCGAAGTATCACGGTGTCGGACAGCAACGACCCTACCTTATCGGGAACCATTCTTCGCAGTATTACCAACGACGAACGCTTATTCAGCCCTGCTGTGAACTATGAAATGGGTGTCAACAATCAAGGTGCCCTCAATACTCAAGCGGCTGACTGGAAATACCTCAAAACGCACCATGATGATGGCAACAATACTGGTTCCCGTTATCTCATTGTAAAATCAACCAACGGCATAAAGAGCATTGACAAAGAAGCATACGGCGGAGCATTGATGATGAATTATGCCGACACGGCAAACGGCAATCCGGGTGTTTTGATTGGCGAAGACGGGAAAGAATACGGCACCATTTCAACAGTGCTTGATGAAAGGGCTGTCACCTTTCAAGGAACGACCTATACCTACTCACGAATTAAATTGGCTACATGCGTTGCAGATATTCCCGAAGGAACCGTCCTTCATCGTGCGGCACCAACAATCACTCTCACCTCCGCCATCAGCGGGAACACCCTACGGCACGGGCAAATGCTGTTCAAAGGAAAGGACATCAATAAGTGGCAAGTCGCCCTTGAGAACGGTCATAAAATCAACAGCCGCTTCCCAAAATGGAACAACGCATACGGAGATCAGCACGAAGAAATAACAAGCCTCACCAATTCCGATGTTGTATTGAATAAGGCTATCGTCAAGAACGGATTGAAGAGTGAAGTCAGCACCATTACAGCCTCCACGGTTGCACATACAGGTTCACAGGGGTATGTGCATAGACCGTTCCGAACGGTGAGAGCCGTCAATACAGAACGGGTCAAAGGGTTGCACATACCCAACGAAGCGATGGTTTGGGAGAACATACAATTGGTGGACGACACTGGTGCTGAACTGACCCTTGAAGGCGGTTCTCCGTTTGGAACTGTGATAAAAGACTACAACTACAAACAGAACCGCATAGATCCTAAGACGAATACGGCCTCTTCGTTGCCTTCAACACCCGGCAGTGGCCTTGAGCCGAACTTGGAAATCCAATTGCCATCACAAGATGAAATACCGGGCAACATCATTGTCCGTAGTGGGCACGACCGTGTGCAAGCATGGCGGCACCTTTCATGGGGTATGGGTGGCTTAAGCATCCCCCGTCCCGATGAACCGGGTGTCATAGAGGCGGGTGCAAGTCCATACGACAGCACCGCCGGAGAAGCCACGCAGTTTGACACAAACGACAGGGTTCTCCACTTCCACCCAGTGCGTATTTTGCACGACACTCTCACCTCTCAATTTGGACTCTCGTTGAACAACACTCCCGGTGCAGTGCCCAGTGGTTCAACACGAATGTTTGCGGCACACCGCCTTTCTGATCACACCGAGCGTGGTTCAGTATTGCCCGAAACCCAAAACGGGGCAGTTCAAGCCAGCAACATACATGCTCACCACCGCATTCGCTTTGGGCGTCAAGGCCACCACTTTGTTTCACCTATCACGATACGAGGAACACCGATGTCGCTTCGTCGTCAATTGCATAGATCTCATGGTTCGGCATATTCGTTGATGTTTGAAGCGGAAACGGAAAACAAGCACTTTGGTTTCCAATCGGGACATAATGACAGCGACGCAAACACATTCTTTTTGGACACTATGGAGGTAAAGAGTCACGCGGAAAACACTGGGTCGTTCAGCGCAGATGGCCTACCCCACGCTGAAATAGAGAACAACGGATTGCCGAATCATCACCGATACTTCAACGCCGCACCAAATGATGGCTACGATGTTTTGTTCGCACCGGGTCAAGAACATACAATGACCGAAGGTGGAAAAGAGCAGGTTCACTTCGTGGCCTCAAATCACGGAAAGGAATTGAGCAATTTTGGTGGCTACGGGAGTGCGGCCCATAGTGCCACTGTGGCTTTAGAATTGGCGAGTTCAAGGGTTGTCAACAACCGCTTCACGGCTGGTGAAGAGTTCACTATCAACGGATTCTTTGTCAATCAATACTTGCTCATGGGTGGTCGCCCAAGACCAGCACTACGCACACTCCCACACGAAAGAAGTCAAGTTGATCCATACGGCTACACTTACAACGGACACCCAGCAGGATGGCATCAGCCCCGTGTGGGAACTGAACTGGCTACGGTGCCCCCTCTTATCGCTCACGACCCCGAAATGGTGAATGCTTCGGCCACTGCTGTCGCTATCGTTGAATCCCCATCCACCAACAACCAATCCCACTTCACTCAAGTTTCAGCCCATAACGACCTTGCATTGGTGTCGGCCAGTGATACGAACTCCGGTGCTACACCCGACGCATTCCTTTGCACATGGTTGGCTGAATACAGCCACCCTGCGTTGTTCGGCACAAGCCGTGAACAATACATGACATTCCGATACAGGACAGCAGGTATGCCAAAGGCTGTCAACAACCCAGCCGTTCGTGGCTTGATGTTGAGGAATGCTCATTCTATTGGCTCTCAAACGACAGGAACCCCAAAGGTTGCTATGCCTTTTGAGCGACTATATGCTTTCCAGTGGCTACAAAATTATGGCTACAATGGGTTGAATGCAGGAGGTCATGGGGCAAATTGGGGGACAAGAGCCGCCAGTGCTGTCCTCATGGGCCACTCCACTATCCGAGAGCCACACGGCACGCTTGAACTGCGACCGAATTATGTGTATCATGCGTATGGTCGCCGTAAGAGTCGTGGTGAAGGCATTGGGGACGGACTCAACCCATACAAAGTCGTTTCAAGAACCATTTTAGATCAGGATGCAACCAATTCGCAGGTTTGGAATGAAGTCACGACCGTTGAGAACGCTATGGTTGCAGTGGATTGGAGCCGTCGTTTGCCTGTGCGAGCATGGGGATTCCGAACAGGCAGTGATGCACTGAATATGCTTGCTGGCGACCCTGCCGAAACACTCACCACCCAACAAAAAATCCAAGCCTCCGGTCGTTTTGACGGAGGAAAGCACGACACCATGAACACACTGCCTGTGGGGAACGACTGGCAAACCCTGTCAGCCTACACGGGTGTTGAGAGAACAGTGCCGATTGGTGTTGTTATGAGCGAACACACCAACGAAGGATATGACCTTGAAGGATTCACTCGCCTTTCAAATAAAGCGTGGGAGAAAGGGGAGAACCCAGCAGGTATGGGGCGTGTATTGGGGATGGAGGATGTCGGGCTTGTCAAGCCAAACGCCCTCCCAGCGGGTCTTGTTCACTCTCACCGAACCGATTTCACCACAGTGACGGGGACTTCGGCTAAGTTCCTTCATGCTAAACCATTGAACACTGGTTCAGATCCTATTATTGGCTTAAATCATCATAGTGGAGATGCCACTTTGGCCGCAGGTTCAGTGGAGGCTGTCACCCAATCAAGTGCGTTTGGAGGCGGAAGCACCTTTATTCATCATAAAGGAAACAACCTGCACCTCAACGCTCACCCTGTCGATCATAAAGTCAGCAGTGGTGATTTGACCCATTATCCAGCACATGGTTGGGGGCGTTCTTTGAACATGAAAAACAAAAATGAGGCCGAAAGAGGAACTATGCCTATCCCGCTGTCGGAAATAGCCGACCATAGGCAGGTGCAATCCGACTTATCACCTCGTTTGGGTATGGTTGTTGAAACCGAAAGTGAGCGAACTACTGGAAAGAACGAGGAATACATTGTCACCAGCACCAAAGCCGTGTCTTTACACAGTGACTTGGCTGTCGGTCAACAGTTCCCATTGACCCCATCTTGGGTTCAACAAACAAAGTGGACGAAGTTTGCTCAAGGGGGTCAAACAGCCGCCGCTGGGCCGGATGGCACATACGGCGACCCAACCCAACCAAACCAAATAGAAAAAATGCCGCAGTGGTCGTTGAATAGGGAAACCCTCTTTGATGCACCCAGCAATTCCGACACCGTGCGTATGTTTGACAGCAAAGGAGTCCAAGACCATTGGGCTGTTCGTGGGTGTGGTGATTTGCCAGCATGGGGCGGAGTGTATATTCTTCGTAAAACATGGCTTGAGCGACCCGAAAATGACAACAACCGCCGAAGCGTGATGCCCTATGACGCCGCCGATTCTTTGCACTCACAAAGCCCTGCGCCTGTCAACACAGTCGATCAACCTGTTCGTAAAACAGCCGACTACATCATGCGTATGGTGCGTCCTCTCAAAGTGTTCGGCTTTTCAACACGAAAAGACTGGAACGACGACGATCATTTCACTCAAGACGGATGGCTCTTGGGGGCATATAACACTCTCACAGCCAGCAACAAAGCGCACCAACCGTTCACCCGTGACAAACGATACGGTATGTTTGAACTGAACCAATACAAAATGCCGGGGACGCTTGAGCCTATTGCATCCCGTGTTGATACTGCCCCGACAATGGCTTGGCCGGACGCAAACGACAGGGATGTCACTTGGCACTTGATACCGAGCGCAAACATGCTTCAACACTTCAAGTCCGATGCCGCAAGAAGGGACGGAGAAGGTGCTTTGTTGCCTTCAATTGACCCCCGATACTCACAGACCACCCATCCGGGCGGAAAGCATGTAGTATCGCAGACTGAAACGCAATTCACTACTCAATCCAATTTAGCGTTGATGGATCCTTACAACCGAAGAGGTGCTGATGAGAAGGTTGTCAAAGAGCAAGCAGATTTGGCTATGACGACACTCGGCCCTAAACAAAAAATATCAATTGATGGTGGGTCTTACATATATGTCAAGGACGCAACGGTGTTCCCTGCTACTGGAACGCTTGTTATCATCGGCCTCACAGGCCAATTGACATACAACGCAAGGGATGAGCAACGGTTGACTATTTCAGCCAGCACAGGCCAGTGTGGGAGCATAAACGACCTTGCTGGCTATGAGGTCTATTTCGGCAAAAACGGTGCTTCAACAGCGGCCACAGTCGCCAACATCCACCCGTCAAAGCACTCACTTGTAGTCGTCCCATCGTTCGTGGACAATGCTGTGTCAATGGGTCTTTCACTGCCGGACAAATGGGACGCTACTGACAGCGGAGATACTGAAACATTCAGCCCCAACCTCGCTTATCGGGGTATCGGTCATTATGAGCCATCGGATTTCAACATGCTAACTCCCCAGCGGTTCGTGCTAAACGACGGGGCAAAGGAAGGCATCATTTCCTATGTGAAGCAACCGGGAACTGGTGGATTAAGCACGGTCTATGCTGACGGAAAAGCCCTATCCGCTACGAATTGTCCTCCGTATTTGATTGATGCAATCCAAAAGCGATGGCGTATTGCTGGGGCTGATGTCGTGTCGGGAGAAGGCACTTGGCAACAAAACCTTCTCAAGTTCCGCAATATCAACGGGGACTCACTCTCCGGTGGAGGTATGGCACTCGGAAAGGTGCGTTTGGGCCACTACATGGCCGTCGGAGTGCGAACCACAGATGCCGCATTGATGTTGTTAAACGACATCGGAACATCACTCCCCGGTGCAGATCTTGTCCCCTATGAAACCATCATTGAACCAACAAAGAAAGACACGGCCCTGTATGATTATGGGGAAACGGTGCCCACACTGGGGTATCTTCTCCGCTTCAAAAATGAAATGACCCTTTCAGCCGCCCTCAACGCTCACCCATCCTTGTTATCCGGTATCGATCACAGCAGTGTTTTCGTGAGCAGGGATGCGAGGGGAATTGGTGTGCTTGATACCATCCGTTCTTTGTCGCAAATGGATGGGCGACAATTGTTGCTGGATGAAACGGGACGCATCCTTTATTCCGGCACTGTGTTTGTCGGTCGGGATAAGCGGATAGGATCATCCAGTGGCCCCCAAACCATTGAAGTTTCTTCAATGCTTGAAATGGCAAACCATGTCATTGTTGAAGGTGATAAAATCGCTGAAAATGAACGAGTTCGTGCCGAAGTCAAAGATTTGGAAAAGGCAAAAATGATGGGCGGCGAAGGGAACGAAGAAGGCGTATTACGCACAGCCACACAAATGGTGCCGGGATTGAAAGAGCCAAGTATGGCTTTGCGTATGGCAAAGCAGTTTATGAATCGGACAGAATCGGGAGCCTCTATGTTGCGTGTCGGTGGTCTTGTCAAAGCAAGCCACATTCAACCCGGTGAAATCATCAATGTGGACTTTACCAATGAGGGTGTGAAGGGACAGTTCGCTGTATTTGAGGCAACAACCAACAGCACCACAGGTTTCACAGATTTGGTGATAGGGCAGTATGAAAAGGGCATTGAAGGTATTCTTGCTGATTTGTTGTCCTCCACTGCCGCAACCTCTCAAGAAGATCCATCCCGTTTGAAAGAACGCATGGAGTTGTCATTGACTGGTTCGGTTCGTTTGGTCGCCGCCAGCCGTGTGAGAACTCGTCTTGTCAATAACACCCGCCTCATTATTGGCGGTCGCTGGCGAGGTGGTTCCGTGAACACACCGTTGGGTGCAATCGGACTCAAGGGCGGTGCTACTGGTGTTGTCAAGAACGGGGCAATAAACGCTACTTCAACGACCGCTGTTGTTGTTGACGGCGTTGACGCTACTACACGCTTTGCGGCAGGAGATAGAGTCTATACCCTCGCTGACGCCTATGTCGGCTTAGTCCAATCCGTTTCGGCAACGCAAATCACGCTGACGGCCAATAACGCCGTAGCCATCGCCGACAACATTGAATTGAGAGTAAAGACAAAGAGGGCTGACCCAGTGGGTCATTCAAAGTCGGTCTTTTACGAGGTGAGATAATGCCAATACTTGACGGAATAAAAGCAAAATTAGCGGATCACCTACAAACACTTGTCAGCCAAATGAGTCTTGGGACTTCGGGAGGTCAAGCCTCACGGCGGGATAGTGGGACAGGGAATGTTGCTATGTCAACAACGCCTGTCGTGCAAAGAGTGGACGACCGAACTATTTCAGCAAATGCAATTTTCACGACGGAGATGATTTCTTCAAACGATGTCAAAGAAGTGGTGTTGCATGGCGCAACACCTCTTGACAACCCTACTTTTAGGGCTTCTTTTGTTCCTATCAGCAAGAATACTACAAACGAGATTCGTGTTGATGTCGTCATGGAGGTGCGATAATGGGAACAACAGGGATAACAGAAGGACACGAAAAAACAGGAACAGGAGCGTCTTGGCAAGCCGACGGATTGAGGGATAGCGATGTGCTTTCATCAGCCACTCTCACCAATTTCGTGGAGCGAGGTATAGGCAACGGTGTTATTCCAATCAACCTCACCAATTATGGTGCCGACAGCGGTGGTTCAGATCGAAACAACCCAATTGTCGGGAACTGTGTCGTTCGTCCCAATACAGGGGGTGCAACGAACTCCATTTTCGTTGATGCTGGGGTTGTATGCCTTGATGGCGTTTTTTACAATGTAGGCAGTGGAACTGCGTTTGATTTCAACACCAGTGGCTACTACAACAGCCGTTTCAATGCGGGCGGCATGGTGTTGCCCAGTGGCTCAAATCAAGAGTGCTGGGTGCTTGTCATTGTTGACCCCGAATTGAACGGGACAAACAACATCGGGCTTGTATGTGGCCCTGTGGTTGATGTCAGCACTGGCCTTTATCCTCAAATGCCTTATTCACATTTGGTTAAGCAATCAGTCGTTTTAGCGGCTATGCGAATTACCTATGCCAGCCCATTGAATGTGGCGGCAATTGAAGACAAGCGCATGTTCATCCGTGGTGGGCCTATGCCTTTGACGACCTTGAGAAAGTCGGACGGAACCCCTACTGACCCAATCAACGACTACGGCACCACCCCAACATTGACCGCAGGAACCTTACCCGAAGTCGGACTTGGTGTTTTCTATGCAAGAGATCCAATCGGACATCAAGCGGCACTTGCCGCACCTCACGGTGCAGGACAAACTCACCTCTTTTACCAATCGGACATAGCGGTCGGTGCTGGTGCTGGTGGTTCGTATCAAATCACACCAGTCCACAAAACCGAAAAACAAATCCTTGCGGTCGGTGCCGGTGCTGGGCCTTTAGCGGCTCTCGCTTGCACACCTCTTGCCAGTGCCACAGGTGCGCCAAATACTCATTTAATCAGCATTATGTGGACAAATGCCAACGGCTCAACCACGAAGGCTTGGGTGGAAAATGTTCACTACACCGTCAACGGTAAGGTTGTCACCACCACAGCGGCGGGTGCGTCGGCTGGATCTGCTGAAATTACCTATGTTCATTCGGGGTATTGAAATGACTGAACTTGACTTTCTCGGAACGAGGAATAAATACCGTGCAAAGGTGGAACAAGAGTGTCCCGGTTGCGGCGACGCAGTTCTCGCTTTACGCATCAATGGCTTCTATGCAGGGAGTCGGGAAAGGATATTTTTATGGGAATGTCCTGCGTGCGGTGAACTATGGCGGCACGCAAAACCGAAGTTGAAGCCCGTGCCGCAGATGTTGGATTCAATGTCTTGAAGGGCAAGTTTCAAGGATATTCAAAGAATCCTTTGGCCGGTCGTGCTGAACGACAGGCGAAAAGACGAGCATGGGGAGTTTCCCGCAAAAACAAATCAAAGCGAACAGCCAACAGATACAAGCGAAACAAGAAGCGTGGTAGTGGTTCGGGCGCAAGACCTAAAATGCGTCGCCAGTTAGGTGCAGGTGGACAACGACCTACGAGGGATAGATGATGATTTGGAGTTTGATTTTTGCGACATTGACAGTGATTTTG